GTTAACTACCAATTTGTTGGTGGACCAGATACTGGATTCAGTTGATGTGGGGTATTGGAACAGCTCCGACTTGCTGATCGGAGTTTGATCCAGTGGATCAATGGCAAAAGCCAAGATGACTCTGCCACGTTCACTAGTCGCTGCTAGTGGCACGTAGGTGTATGTCAGTTTCCTGACGTGATACCTCTGGTGTGTGTTTGCGATCTGGCTGAGCCATGGAAAGCTAGTTGCCAGTCCGGGTTGAGTGGTGAACTCAGTGACTGCGAACACAGTGTTACCTGTAACTTCGGTCACAAATTCCCGGTTGCTGACAATGTACTTGCCTTGGGCAGAACGAAACTTCGGCGCGCTCTTTTTCACAGCTACGTTATAGGCGACCGGTGCTGACGTTGTCATACCGCCTTGTAAAACGCGACGTGCCAAGGCTTGACGTTTAGCCTTGTTTCGTTTGCCGGGCAATCTTGCTGCCAAGAATCTGCCGACTGCTTGTGGTGTCACCATTCCGGACAGCTCATTGAGCAATGAGCCCATGATTGCTTGTCCTTGGGGTGAGGAAATAAAGTTGGTTGCAGTGGTTAAAGCCATATTTTCTTGTTTTAAATAAATAATGGTGTGTGTGCTTGTCGAGAGAGGAGTTAGTTAAATAAGTCGTAATTGTATAAGGTGCTAATCTTAACAACGGGCCCTGGGTTGTAATCGATTTCTGCGTCCTTATACATGCTCTCCAATCTCAATTGTAGTTGTGGTGTGAAGCCGAAGGCCCTCCAGAAGGACACGCGACACTCGGTTGTTGGCTCCACGTTCGGAACCTTCATACCTTGTGACATCCATTCTAGGCCATCTGTGGGCTGCCAAAAACCTTTGCGTTTGCGGCCTCCCACATTCAGTGCGTTGTAAAACTGCCAATAAATTGGCATATTACCATACGCAGCCAGACCGCAATCGCTCACGGCCTGGCACTGATACTTCCATGCCCCCCTGCTATCCAAGTTTTTCATGCTAATTAAATCCTTGGAAAGGGCTGCATCCGGCTTTCTCACCATAACGTACTGAACGCCGTCGTAGACTGGTTGACTCTGGCAAAATTCAATCTTCTCAATCACGTTTACCGATGGTTCAACTTTCATGGTGTAACCCATTTCCTTGAACCACTTTGGCAAAGATTTCATATGAGGAAGATGTTCCTTTTCCATAATCACCACACAGTCGTCTCCGTTGTTGACCAACTCAACATGGCAGCGGGAATGAAAGTAGGACCAGACTAGAGCACACATGATTAGACAATTGCCTAAACCCGTGTTCATATCACCTGACATCCTACATCCCTTAACACTATACTCGAGTCTGCCATCGGGGCACCATGCTTTACCTTGATTAAACAATTGCCAACTCAAGAGCCTGGCGAAGTGCTTATCTCGAGGATAAAACAATTGATACACCTTGTGTTCCCATGATAATATCTCAGGACCACAATGTTGGTCAAAACGTGACGCGTCCAGCCCGATTGCAACTGGTTTCCTAAACTTAAGCCATTTATGGTGGATTAAGCTACCTACTTCCAGTGCATTCATCCCCTTCGCTACAGTTGGGGAACCAAACACTTTTGCTATTGTTTTGTACACTATCTTTTCTATCGGTTTTATATACACCCCCACAGCAACATTGTATCGAGGAGTTCTAGGCTGAATTATTCTTGGGGCTGGGTCCGGTTTACTGGACCTGTTGATCTTTTCAGCCTTGACAAACGCCGTTATATGACTGTCCTTGAGGCAGATAGGCTTGCGAGTCAAGCTATCTGCAGCACGTTCGTAAATTAACCTTTTGTGACCGACGTAGGCATCCACAAATTGTTGTGGGTTCCACGGGGTGAGGGAAAAAGCGTAATTTTCGAACGCCTGAAAGAAGTTAGACAGTCTTATCAGGTGTTTGGGCTTTAACTGAGGCGGGTTAGCAAATCCCTGGGGTGTTTCCACAACCATCACCCTCTCAGTTATAGCTCGTTGAGTGTTTACAATGCTGTTGTTGTGCACGTCAAAATCAACACTGAGCACCATGTTGACTAGCGCATTGACGCGTCTTCCTTGTTTAGGCCGTCCGAGGTGGTTATAGACTCGCATTGCGGCTCGACGTTTGACGATGACCAACAGCTCAGA